TGTAACCACGAATAAACAAAATAGATTACCCCATAGGTACCAATATAAATCATACTGTAGCCACTCAAAAACAAAGGTTTATGCAAGGCCTGCCAGTTGTTGATATCAAAGGGTTGAAATACATTCAGAAAAATAGCAAAAACAATTATCAATTCAAGAAAATAGATTCTGCCTTTTTGGTACGATAAAAATAATGTCGATGGACGATTCAGGAAGTTAATTATTCTTTCACGCATAGTCGGTTAGCTCTATGTCTACGTAGATGTGAGACGGATTTTACATATTATTAATTTAGACTGCAAATATAATTGTTTTAGGTATTATTACCCAAATTTCAATTCAACTTTTTTTGGACATTCCATTTTTTATTTCATTGCTTATTAAATGCTTATACACGCAGCCAACAAAATTTTTGGACATCCCTGTTTTTTGCCACATAAATTGCCCGAAAACGCCATATATTGGAGTGCAAAAAATAAAAAACAGACAACCATCAAGGGATGTGATGATTGGGTGTTGTGCTTATTTGAAAATTGACTGTTACTATCTGAACCACGATTTTATCAGATTAAATGATGAATCAGATTTCAGAGCGTTCTTTTTTATCTGATTAATCAGCTGAATCCAAGTTCAGACTATTGCTCTACGACAAAACGCATTTTAGCAGCCCTCATTTTATTCGTTTTGTTTCTTCGTGTTTTTCCGGTCTTTGTTCATTTTCTCTATAGCCTCCATCGGAATCACGTTTAATTCGTCAGTTAAGCAGTTCCAAACATTTAAAAACTTCTGCGAAACAACATTATGACTTTTCCATTTTGCGAATTTCTCGTACAACATCAAAGTGCAAATGTCAGTAGCAGTAATAAAGTCGCCTGTTTCCGGTAAATGTGAATGCATAGTTCCTTCAACCTCTGCTCCTGCCTTTTGTTTGTTGCCAAAACCGATTGGAATAATATTTTTATGAAGTCGTTTGGCATTCGTCAGGCTATTCTTGCTGTCGAATGTAAGCAAATAGTCATTTCCAAAAATAACTACTCCGCTCTGTTTCGGACCAGTCAAAACATATACTTTCTTTTCATTATTGTAGATTAAGGGTATAATGTTTAAATCGGTATTGTTGTACTTTTTAAATAAGGTGTCTGAGTTCAATTTCCCTAATGCAATTTTTCTAATTGTATATAAGTCATTTTCTGAACCCGAAAAGTCTTTCTCTGTCAGGTCGATTTTTGCTGATGAAGTACTAAATGAACTATCAAATGAAATAGTGCCAATAACTCTTGGTTTGTCTGTTTTTGAGAAGAAAACACATTTAGATATTTCGTCCTTTGTTGTGTAGGAAAAATAACCTCCAACATTTGCTCTGTCTTTATAATTGGCTAAAAACAAGTCTGTACCATACCACGAAGCCATTTCCGACTTGTAAAGCCGTTTGCCTTCGTCAACAATAGATTGTGTCTGAGTCTTTATGTCGTTCTGTCCAAACAGGTTTAAACTGATAAAAGTCAGTAGAATTAATAGTAATCTGTTCATGTCTGTTTTTCTTTTTTATGTCTGAAATTAAGAGCATTCGCAACCGCATGATTGTATCGTGTGACAACAACATTAAATCAACACAATATCTAATAAACCTTTCTCCCATCATTTGTAATGAGTTGGAAAATAGTTATTAAACATATAATTTTTACTCATTATAACTTATTACTTACTTCCTTAACAGCCACACGATGCAATCGTGCGGCAGCGAGAGGTGATCGTTCGTTTAGCATGGATATTTTTTATATTTGCATTGTGTTACCTATACAATTTTAATCATATACATTATTATTCAAATTGTATAGACACAGTTTATAAGACAGTGCTAGTGAACAGGCTTTAAACTATATCTTGTTTCACCTTTCCAAATGTCTCTAATTCCATAAATTTAGATTTGAATAAATTTGTCGGCATCTTTTTCTTTAATAAGTTATGAAAGTTTTCGTCATGAGTAGAAAGTATTATTTGTTTTTTTTGATTAACAATAATGCTTCTTATTAAATCTATTATCGATAGAATATTTATACTATCCATTGATTGTATAGGGTCATCTATAAAGATGCAATCAAGAGATTTTCCTTTGGCATCTTTTGCATTTAGAGCCTTTGCAAAAAAAATACTTAAACTTAGGATATTCAATTGTGCCGTACTGAAATAGAGATTGGGAATGATTAGTTCATCTTGATTTGTTTGAAAAACGCATACATTAAGTTTAGGCTTTGCATCAGAAAAGTCACACTTAAAAGTTACGGTTTTATAATCAGGATGTGGGTCTATTCTTTTGTATAAATCATTTATCAATCCTTCATAAAAGAAGGAATTTATCTGTAATGTCAAATAATCTGACACTCTCTTTTTTTCATTTTCTAATTCTTTTGAAATTTTAGATTTTAGAAATTCAATTTTACCTTTCGTATCCTTTTCTTTAATTTTAGCTTGCTCATATTTTAAAAATGGTGTGACATTTTCTTTGAATTGATATAATAGGTTATAGTCTTTTAAATTTAATTCGTATTTCTCAATTTCTTTTTGAGTAGATCCTTTTCTTTCATTAAGAAGTCGTGCAAATGATTCTATATTATACTCATTTAACTTTATGTTGAGTTTTGTATTGACTGCCAGCTTAAATGAGTTAATTATTTTTGAGTGTAAATCTTTAGTTTTTTCTAATAACTCCAAATGCTTTTGAATGTCTTCCTTAGTATGCTTATTTAACAATATATTCAAATCATCTATTTCTTTTTTTATTATCGTTTCCTTGTGTAAATTTAAATTTAATTTGTCAACTGACATTTTAATTTCAGTTGATAAAAAAGCTTCACTTCTCTTCTGTTCTGGATAATTTATTCTAAAATATTCTACTACTTTTATATATATAGGTTCTTTACTGAGTTTAACTTTTTCTTCTTCTAAATTCTTTAATTTATTTTGAAAATTTTTCAAACTCTCAGACTCTGAAATGATTATTTTTTTCAATTCATCATAATTGCTAATAATTGAAAGCAAATCTAATTGCAGATTTACTAAATCACGCTTTGTGTCTTTTTCGAAAACATCAGCTGATTTACCATTTAATTTTGAAATTAAATTATTTAAAATTCGATTTAGAGATTCGATTTCCGATATAACTCCAACTTTTAATTCGTCAAAAGTATTTAAACCACTTAATGTCTCCGATAGTTTTTTTCTATTAATTTCTAGTGATTTTGAGATTTCGTAAATTATTTTTTCTTTTTCGGCTTTTAACTTCTTATTTAAATTTAGAATAATGTTACTTTTTTTAGTCTTTTCGTTTAATAAGTTAGAGAGAAAATTAGATAAAAGACTGTTGTTTAAAACTTTTTGAGCCAAATTGTTGAATGAATCATATTGTTGTTCACATAAAGGACAGATATTAGTTTGACCTTTATTTATGATTTCTGAACCTTTTGTGATAAATAATTCTATTTCTTTTTGAAACTTTTCTTGTTCATCAATTTTAGTGTTAATTTTTAGAAGTGATTCATTCTCTATTTTTAAAGTATGTTCAATTTCATTGAGTTTAATAATATTTTTAGATAAGTCGATAAAAGTCTCATCAGAAATTGAAGGATATGCCCCCAGGCCAATATTTTCAATAGTACTAGTTAATTTATTTATTGCTATATCTAGAAAATTGATTTCTTTGTTACAGTTTTCAATATTAACATTTAATCCGTTGAGTTTTTCATGTAATTTCTTCAATTTCAAATTTGTTGTGTCAATGTTTTCACGAAGCTTTGGCAATTCAGAGATATCTTTTTCAAGTTTTGAAATCTGACTTTGTAACGAGATTTGCTTGACTGTATATTCATTTCCAATTTCTCTAGAAGAGTTTAGCTTCAATGTCAATTTTTCAGTATTAATTTTTAGTGCATTGTTTTCTTCTCTATTTTTTAATAAATTATCCGATATTTTTAAATATTCTTTAAATTCAATTTTTAAAGTCTCAAGTGCTTGCTTTTTTGAACTTAATTTATCATTTTGGAGCTTAATTGAATCTATTTCATTCTGCCTTTCCTGTCTTGATTCAAATTTTCCAAGAAGTATATTGTGCGTTTTTATTTGTTTATCAATTTGTTCTATTTTTTCGTTGGATTCAAAATATTTCGCCATCCCTTCTATCTCTGCATTACCAGTAAAGAATATATCTAGGTATTTTATTAGTTCGGTAGCTTTTCTTTTTTCAATATCTATTTCAAACATTCTTTCAGATAGTGTATTAGAAAGATTTAAGGCATCAGTTTCAGTAAAAGAATTATCAATCTCTTTCAGTTTTTCTCCTGCACTATTTAGAGCTAAAATTTTTTCATTTACTTTACTTAATATATTTATATCTCCATTGAAATCTAATTCCATTTGGATCCCATTTAGCTTATGAGTTAGAGCTTCAATTCTTTTCTTATTTTGGTTTAAAAGAGCTACTAGACTTTGATAGTATTCATCAATCTTTTTATCACCAAAGTATTCTATGAAGGTGATATATCTTTCTTCAGGTCTATCTACCTTTAAAAAAGCATCAATCCATTCTTGTGACAAAATAGTGGTTTGAAATTCTTTATTTATTGTTTTATTTGTGTCAAATTTATAATCATAACCAGCCTTAGTTTTAGGTTTAGCAATAATAGTCTCTATTGGAACTTCCGATTCCACTGTATAGAGTTTGATATATGACGTTAGGCTATCTTCCGAATTATTATTTCTTAAAAAGTACTGTTTTTTTTTTGTTCTGAGAGACCTTTCAGATTTGACAGAATTAAATGTTTCTGCACCTTTTCTTAAAAACCTATCTATGTTATTTGTAATGCCGTATTCTACAGCATCATAAAATGAAGTTTTCCCAAAACCATTTGGAGCATAAAGTGAAATAAAATCTGCATTATCACCATCTTCCTTTCTTTTGAAATCAAAAGTGCCATCAATTGCTTTATCATAAGCTCTAAATGCTTGGATTTCTACTTTTTTAAATTTCATTTTTGTAGTTTTTTTCGAGTAATTCTAAAGCATTTTGAAGTTCTACTTCATCAATTTTCTTAGTTTTTGGTAGCATGTCAATTATTTTTGACAGTGAACCGTCTTTTATAAATTCGGTTACTTTTATATTTTCAATATCAACTTGAATACTATCATTTGTGATATGTTCAGATATAATTTTATTTATTTCTAATTCTGAAGTAACATTCTCGATTACAATCTTTCGACTACTAAACTTATTGTTCGCAATTTCATATTTAAGAGTTTTCTCAATCATATCTTTTGAAAAATAGAAAATATAAAAATTCCACTTAGAATATTCATCTTTTATAGTGGATATATATTTTACAGTTAAATAACTATTGAATTCTTTCCACTGTTTTTTGAGACTAGACAGATCGTTAAAACTAACGAAAGCTATAATGATTTCTCCACAAAATTCAACTTTTCCTATGTTGAAATAACTCAATGCAAATATACTTCGCATTTCATCCTCAATATCTAATTCAATTTTATTAAATAATTCCTTTAGTGGCATTTTGTAACGTTATTTTAGAATTTGCTGATGTTATTTTAGAAAAAGCTCTGTAGTTATCTATTACATGCTTTTGAAACTTATAAATATGAATAATACTTAGGTCATTAAATGGATCTACGATAGTGTTACTAATATTCATTTCTTTTGAAGGTATCCTGCAGATATTAAGGGGCAAAGAACCAAAAGCGAACAAACAAACGCGAGCGGTTACACATAACTAACAGGATAACAAAGTGATGAATCTAAACATAGAAAAACGGGTGAAAATAAAATGGATGACAATGGCTGCATTATCGTGTAAAATGGGTGTAATAAGCCGCGAAAACTGCGAAGTGCTTGTGAACAATGGGATAGAATGAACGCATAATAGATTTAATTATTTAAGGATTTACTTCGGTAAGTCCTTTTTTTATGTGATTGTGTAACCGGATGAACTAATAATGTAACCGCAGAGGTTACATTATTGTAACCGTAAAATGTAACCGCGGTTACTAGATTAAAAAAACTAAAAGGCGAAACTTTAACGCTTCGCCTTTGACTACGGATAACCACACCCGTATTAAATACACCGATACAAAGATATTGAATTATTCTAATTTAACGTCAATTAGAGTCCAATTTTCTTGTTTATTCGAGTCAATATTCCATTTAAACTTCACATAGTAGCTATTTCTGATCATTGCTCCAAATGAATTCTGAGCGTCAACTGCTCCTTTTATCACTATAGTGCTATCCGGCATAATCCAACAACGTTTTGTTTCTTCTGCAAATTTAGCTGTAGAAGGTGCCTTTAAAAGTAATTTTACAGCTTTTTCGGCTCTGAATTTGGCTGTCACTTCTAGGTTTGTAGAGTCTATTCCAGAACTTGTTGAATTAGAACTAATACAAGTGCCTACGCATGTAGATAGCAATAATGTAATCGTGGTGAAAAGAAATATAACTGCAAACTTATTGAGCTTAGGCAGTTCTTTAAACTTTACCTTCTTTTTATCTTCTTTACTTAGGTTGTTATACTCTTCTGTAGTCATAAAATTATGAATTTGGACGGATAGTATTGAAGCGCACGCTTGCCTTGATTTGCGCTAGAGCTCTAACATTACTAACAGGGATGTCTTTTGGTGAGTGATGTTGATTCTGACTAACCAACTTGATGCACCCATTGGTGTCTGATCTTTGGATATACTTAATAACTATGTACTCTTCGCCTTCTAGGTCGTAAGATAGCAAATACATTTCTCCCCAAAAAATGCTGTTAAGAATGTCATGTATCTGTCGATAAACAACGATATCTCCTGATTTTATAAGCGGATACATACTATCTCCAACAGCATATAAACCACCATCAACCTTTCCTAGATTTGGAAGCGATATGTAATCTACTGGTATGAAAGAACTGGGTGACTGGAATAATGATACTAGTCCGGCAGCGGCTTTGAGGTTATATATTGGAATCACCTGCTTCTCTAGTGTTTTATAAGTCTTAGATTTTTCACTTAGTACCAATATATCGTTTTTCTCGACCTCATGAAATGACTTCTGGTCGAACATTGTTCCCTTTCCCAAAATGAACCAGTCGAAACTTATTTCGAGTTTCTCGCAAACTTTATATATAAAATCGAACTTTGGCATTTTACCGCCTCTATAGTTACGGATATTGGCCTCACTTGTACCCACAAGCTCGGCAAACTTAGTGTTTTTACCTTCGGCAAAATGTACCACTAAATCGCTAATTCTGTTAGAAATATCCGTTACTGCATCCATATTCGTAATATTTTTCGAATCATAATCGAAAAAAGTTTCGTTTTTATTTGTTTTAATCGAAACTTGTTGCGATATTTGCACCGAATTACAGCACAAAAATACACAAAAATATGAATCTGCAAGAATTACGACAAAAAAAACAGCATGGAGATACATTGCGAATAATGCAAATTGCTAACAAAATAGCTGTTGAACGTGGACATAAAGGGTATTCAGAAACAACTGTACGCCAGCAATTAAATGGTAATAGAACTCTGAAACCGATAATTGAAGAGGCTGCAACTAAGTATTATGAAATGATTAAATAACCCTCATACAGTTTAATAATATGAATAAACATTTTTTTTCCACTTGTTCTATCGTGTTGATGTGCATAACATCGACATTCAGTATTGGCAGTTTGATGGCTGCAATTGCACTTGATGGATATCATTTGTATGCAATTAGCTTTGGAATGGGCATACTCACTTTATCTATGTATAGAGATTACAGACGCGAAACTCCACGAAAGAAAATTACAGTACACATCAACTCATTTCACCGTATTCAACAACGCATTGATATGCTGAACATGGATGTAATCATACAACAAAACGGTGAATGGGTAGAAATCGTATACCCTGAAATTGAAACCGAACGATTAAACAGGTTACTATTTAGAAATCAAGTAAAAAAACATTAAGATGGAAACTATCAAACAAAGCATTTTCATGCAAATGCATAATGGAACACGAACTAATGAAGGTTCATTCTATATCGGACTTAAAGAACTGTTTTACAAAGCAGATAATTCGAATAGAAATAGACTTGTGAAAGCCTTTCCAGATTTTTTTGGAGACTCAGTTCCTGAATTCAATGTATACCCAAATAAAACAAACTAAAAATGGAAACAAATCAAGAAAAAACAGTTGATCAAATGACAACTGAAGAGTTAGAAGCCTATTTGAATGAACGAAAAAAAAATACGGTGAATGAACAGAATAGAAAGCGCAAAGAGTATGAAAAATATGTGGAAACAAATACTTCGCAGTTGGTTCGCAAAGCACTCAAATTGAACTCTATTTTGACCACATTCTTTGAAAATTCAACTAAGACATTGGATGAAATGCGTGAACGACTGAATGAATATGGTGCTATCCGCGCAAACTCTAAAGGTGGCTTCCACTTGAAAACTGATGACGGTAAGTTTAAAATAGTTTACCGATACTCAACTTCATGCGATTGGGATGAGCGTGCTGAAAAGGCCGAAGAGTTGCTAAAGGATTTCCTTTTTGATGTTCTAAAAAAACGTGACAAAGAAATGTTTGAAGTGATTCTCGGATTGATTGAAAAGAACAAAGAGGGTAAGCTTGAATTATCACGTATTCAGACTCTATATGCTAAGGAATCGTTGTTTAGCGACCCTCGTTGGGTGGAAGCTATCCGGTTATTTAAAGAAAGCTTCAGACCTGTTTCTAGCAAAATGAGGCTGGAGTTCTACAAACGCTCTGAGATTTCGCAGAAATGGGAACCAATTGTACTTAATCTTTCAAGCTTGTAATTATGGATTCTAAAATAGCAATAGTCTCATTTAAGGCTGTAGTAGAGACAGAGGTTGATCAATGTAAAGAAATTGAATTGAGCGAAGATGAGCTTTACGAATCGCTCATACTAGGTGATTACGACAAAGAAAATAAAATCATTGAATTGGATGAAGTTAGTGAGGTAATTAGTCAGGAACTAAATGAAATGCTTTTAGGGATTGTCCCTGATGAGCTCAAGAAAAACTGCGTTAGCATGACTTTCACAAACATTAAAATAACTATTCAAGATTAACCCTATTTGGAATTAACCGCGGTTCGTGTCCGCGGTAGGGTTCAAAAAAACAATTACAAAGTTATGCAACAAGAACTTTTCATAGACCCACAAGGAAGATTGATGATCTCCAAACAGCATTTGCTTTTGAAAGGTATTTATACGGAAGTTTCGTATAGAAACCAAAAGAGTAAAGGCCGTTTGGTAGATATAAAAAACGAGGACGGAAGATGGGTGTTTGTAGATAGCTTAACCAGTGTAACTAAAGCAAAAGTTATTGAGAAATTTGCGAACTTGAAAAATGAGTATTCACAGTTACTCTGTACTGCGGCCAATGCCGGTGAAGATTGTGCTCCCATGGCAGTGGAATTCACGGCAGAATCACTCCAGATAAATGAGTCATTTATACGATCAACAATTGAAAGTTATATGAACACACATTACACACTTTATACGGCTTCTTATCTCGACCTCGGATTACACTCCAACTCGGTTAAAGGATATGCAAAACAGTGTGCATTGGTGCAATGGATGTTCGATTTTGTAAGCAAAATACAGACTAGCGAAGTGGATGTGAAGCGTTGCGAAGTCTTGGTGCGAAGCTTTCGGATGAACTTGCTAACCTCTATCAGCAAGATAGAATTTGAGGTGAAAATACCTCGGAGCGAGACCCGCTTCAATAAATGGTTTGATGATGTGATTACGTCAATGGATAAGGGTAAACGCCCTCAAGATATTATTCTGCCTAAACGTATGAATAATGGAAATGCATCGAAAGTTACAGATGAGCAATTTAGGATAGCAGCATTTTGGCATATAAACGGAGTAAACATGAGTATTGCCAATGTGTATAAAAAATGGAAGCAATATGGACAGGAAAAAGGTTGGTGGATAGATGAAAACGGAAACTTTAACCCGCCAACTGAAGCCAGATTATATCAACTTCTTGCTCCGCTAAAGAACCCTAACCGACTGGAAAAAACAGATGGTGTAGATTATTACCTAAATACAGTTCCGACTGCTACGCGCGACCTTCCAACTAAGAAAAACCATGTATGGGTTATTGATGGTACAGCTCAAAATGAAAATGTAGAGTTTAAAGGTAAAGTACGCCAGCATATTTACGCTATTAAAGTCGCTGACGTGTCAACACTTCGCATGGTTGGAGTATCAACATTGATCGGTGTGAAAGAACCGTTCTATGCGGTGAAAGAAGCCATTATTATGGGAATTATAGAAACCGGCTACAAGCCAGCTATTATACACTGTGACCACGGGCCGAGTTATAAAGAGTTGGAGCGTTGGTGCGACCAAAATGAAATTAAACTTTATGCTTCGCGAACCGGTAATGCTCGTGCAAAAACAATTGAGTCTATGTTCAATATGTTTGATAATGATATTACCAAGTTCATGAAAGGATTTAGCGGCATGAACCGCACTGCAACCGGCTCTATTAATTCAAAACCATCTGATAAACGTGAAACAAAGGGCAAACAAGCTGCCCGAAGTGCCGCCATAGCTATGGAGTGGGCAAAAACCGAAGGAATTAAAGCATGGAACGAGCGAGTGATTGAAACACTTGAGAAAAAGCCATGCAATAAAACACCTTATGAGATGTGGGAAGAAAATGAAAGCTACGTGCCTAAATTGAGCTATTCTCAACTATGCACGATGTGTGGCACACTCCATGAAAGAAAGCTAACCATCAAAGGCTTAGAAATTGGGCACAATGGTCAGGATTATTGCTATTTTCCGAGTATCGAAACACCAGAACAACGTGCTTATGCTGATCGGATATTTACTTACACTCCAATGGATGCCAATACTGCCAACAAACTTAAAATCTACATTCTGAAAGGTGGAGATCCCGCACCAGTGTTCAGCCACGATGATAAATATCTTGGAATATGGGGACTGAAAGTACATACGGCCTATATAGCTGAAACCAAAGAAGAAAAAAAAGTGCTAAATAATATTATGGCTCTTCAGTATCGTGTCCAGGAAACGGCTAAAGCTATAAATGCAGACATTAAACAGCAGGTGAGCATGCATCCGGATTATGAACGTATTGAAGAACTTGGAAATGAAATGCTGACAGGGAAGCGACGTGCGTATGTTGACTCTGAAAAACGAATTCAAGGTCGGTATGATAAAAGTGCTTTGCTACTAGATGAAATTGAAGCTAAAGAAGCTCCAAAATATAAAGAACTGACTGACCCGGATACCGGTGAAATACATAGAATAGAATTGAACTAACTCTATAAAATATAACAGTATGGCATTTCATAAAATGCAGGAACTTCCTGCAAGAGCAACAGATTTAAAAGGAAATATCGAAGAATTCAGTGTATCTGTATTAGTCTATGATAAAGATGAACCAACATGGTGTGAAAAAGGATACTACAACTTTGATTTTGAAACATGGAGTCATTTTGGTGATGCTTCAATGAAACTAATTTGCTGGAGCGATATTCCCGATGCTACTGATTTTGTAGAATCAAATAATTTAGAATTTGTATTGCACGATGGATATATAGACTAATAGAGAAACATTTAAAACCGAATAAAATGAGTAACAAAAGCCCTTTTTTAAAACAAGATGAATTTCTGAATGAACTATTTGACAATCTGTCAAGAATAGGAGCAATTGAGAGCCAATCAGAGCAGATGGAAGAAATGCTTAAAATGAAGTACTTTATTGCCAAAATATGGGAAGATGGATATAACGAAGGCATTAATGCTGTAGCAGAACACCCATTACTAACATTAAAACCTAAGAGCCAGAATTAAAATAACCCTTTAAAAATACACCCTATGAGTAACAAAATTGAAATCAGTCCTAAACAAACCACTTTACGTGATAAGTTGGTTGTGTTGATGGATAAAAAAGCCCTGAAACCTGCTGAAATTGCACGTATAACAGGTCGTTCGGAAGGTACTATTTCCGAACTTTTGAGAAATAAGAAGTCATTTTCTGACAAATTATTGAATGTGATTTACGATAGTCTGAAAGATTACTTGGGCGATGAAACGCTTGTTTCAACACGTCAGTTCAACAAAATGTGGAATATTGCTACCGCTTGCAAGAAAATGAGCGACATGCGTCTTATTGCAGGTAATACGGGTATTGGTAAATCAATCGTATTTAAAAAGTTTGCTGAAGAAAACGAATGCTGCTGGTACATTAAGATTGACCGCAAAGAAATGACCTGGAATCGCTTCCTTATGCAAGTGGCAACGGAAATGGGGGTGCGGTTAGATCGTAAACGGCTACGTTTTTCAACCTCTTATCTAATGGATAAGATTATCACCCTGGTTGAAGAAAAAGCAGATAGCAACCCGATGCTGATAATTGACGAAAGCGAAGTAGCAAAGAACTCATTTTTCAAGGATTTAAAGAACTTCCGAACTGCAACCGAAGGCTTGTTGAGCATTGCCATTGTAGGAATTAGCGAAGTAATAACCCGTATTGGCAAGATGGCTGGACTGGAATATAAAGCCTACGAAACGTCAACCGGCTACAGCTACAAATGGTATCCAACCCGCGAAAACAGCAACATATACAGCACATTTGCTCGTCGTATTTCGGTATTCAGGATTGATAATATCAGTACTGATGATATAACTTCATTTTGCACTCAGAAAGGTATTTCAAATAATAAAGTATTGGGATTGGCCGGTGCTCGTTGGTGGAACTACGAAGAGGCTGACAAGGCGATTAAACGCGCTGAGCGTATGGGAATTGATTTGAGTAAAATTACGGCTGAAGAGTTTGAAATATTGTAATATAATCATTATGAAAGAAATCAATGTAACACCCGACAAAGTAGATGAGTTGCTTGAAAAAGCGATGATTCGCATGAGATGGAGACTTTTATACGTGTTTGCAGAGAGCAAATACCCAGAGTTTCGCTATCACGATAATAAGAAGCAACCGGACTTCAATAATATTAAAACTTACTGTCTGAAGCATTGGGGTATTGAAATTAGTAATATGACCAAAGAACAGCTTCAGGAAAAGATAGCGATAGTGAGTAAGTGGAAAGAAACCCCTAAATAAATCAACTAAATCAAACGCGTATGCCTAGAATCATCGACGAACGCGTACTGAAAGGAAAAAAGAATAGGGATGAAAGTATCGTCAATGAATTCAACAAGCTTTGGGATTCCGGGCTACGTTACGAGGTCATTGAAGAGAAAATAATCCTGAAGTATGGCGTTTCGGTCAGTGCGATAAACAAGATTATGAAGGCTGCGAATAAACAAACCAATTAAATACACCACACCAACCAACTTATGGCAAAAAAGAAAATCTACAGCGTAAAAAGTATGAAAGAAAAGAAGTTTCATACACTTGAATTTGATGAGTTCTACGCTAAACTCATGGGTAAACCTGAACGCAACTTCACCATGATGTGCTACGGTGAAAGCGGTTCAGGGAAATCGGTATTCCTTATGCAGTTTTCGGACTACTTCGCAAAAACATTTGGAAAGTCGCTCTATAATTCGCACGAAGAGGGTGCGAATCAAACTATTCAGAACCGAATAAACAATTTCAACATTGATGCTCAAAAGCTTTTTGTGGCTGATGCAATGACTTTCGATGAAATGTGTACGGCTATCGAAAAGAACTACTACCGCCTTGTTATTATCGACTCGGTAAAGTACATGGGATTCACATTTAACCAACTTCGCGAACTTCGCAAACGCTTCGCAAAACGCTTATTATGTGTTTGTATAGTGGATTTTGGAAGTTCAAAAGGTAGTCCAGACAGTGGTAAAGACTTATTACATGCAGCCGACGTGAAGATGTACTTTAAAAATGGCCGAGTGTACTCAATAAGTCGGTATTTAGATGCACCTGTAGAGCATCAGTTATTTATCCCTCAGAAATCACCTAATCAACAACCAACATTATTTTAAACAAGTATGAAAGCACTAAAAAAAAGGATTAAAAATGAGTTTAAAAAACGAGTAATAAGGTTTAAAAATTGGCTTCGCTATAAGCTTAGAAACTGGTTATATCCGGTTGGCGATAACATAATGTGGAGGTCAAATATATATGATCTTTATCCGATGAAAATGGTGATAGACATAGACGAAAAATATGACATTCCAAATTATATAGATGAAATGAAATATAAGGCTAGTAGATCATTTGGGATGGAAATGTATAATAAAAATCTTCTCAATATTGAAAAAGAGAATTTCGATGTGACAGGTCAACGTCCTCCATGGGTGGTAAGATATAGGATTTCCATTCTTATAGCAGTAATGCGCGAAGAAAGCAAGCCTAAAGTAATGAATCCACATGATGTAGCACCATGTAAAGCTCCAAATCCAAATCAAATACCATTTTTTGGTAATCCCAATATAATGTCATGAAACGATTTAGAACACATACGCGGTTTGTACCGCTTAAACTAAAGAACAAGAACCTAAAACAGAAGAGTCATGTATAAAGTAAGATATAAAGCTGAAATAATAATGGATAAGGAAAGTCCTGTTAGATACAAGCCATTGACTCAAACAGGCATATTTATTCCAAAAGGTAAAACTTGTAAAGAAGAAAAAATAAAACAACAAGTAACTGATGTAGTAACAGCTGGCTTAAAAAAGCCTGAGTTTGGACAATTGAAAGTATCAATAATCGAAATAAAGAAAATTCCTTGTGGATTTATAGTGTTAGAAGATAAGCCAATCGAACAATAACATATATAATGGATAAAATATTCACAGTACTTATTATCCAAGACCCGCCAATCGGAGTCTGGTGTTTTGGAATGAAAGGGAGACACTTCAATGTAGTAGATAGGGGTTCTTATTACTTATTATCTGATGATATACATAAGAATGAAAATAAACGCTGCATTGTAAAATCTCATGCAACAATTATATAACATAACCCAATCACGCCGCTTTGAACCGCGACGTGACTGCCAAGCCGATTACCTGAGCGCAGGCCGGTACATTTAAAAACAATTTAAAACACAAAATTTATGGAACAACAAATTGACATTGAAAGAGAAAAACAAAAAATTGATGCTTTATCTCACATTGAAATGTGTAAAATGTGGCGTTTTGGTACATCCCCTGCAATATGGAGAGATAACACAACCGAACTGGCAGCATACTTCAGAGACAGACTCTTTGTTCATTATGGAGGCTTTACACCTGAAATATCAAAAAGTATTGGATGGTAATAACTCCTAGCCGCGCATCATTGAACCGATGCTCGGCGACTAAGCCGATAACCTGAGCGCAGGCCGGCACATTTAAACAATATTTAAACAATACTTTTATGAAAAGAAAAGACTACGGATTCTTACTGATAATCATATCAGTAGTATTTATCGTCTTAGAGACGACGCTACCAGCTCAGAATTTGGCTGAATACATAAGTGATGGAGTAATTGTGTCTGCATGGTTGTTTGGGTTTTATCTAATAATTACATCAAATAAATGAGGTTATGATATACGAAGGAAAAGAAACCTGCCAGGGATGTGGCAAACCAGGTACTACAAACTATAGATACTCAAAAAATCAACTATGCCCAAACTGTCAAATGATATTTGACAAAGGAAGAATGATTGATTTTAATGATAATGATAAATACGTAAACTTACGACAACATTATCATGCATTTAGAACGCAATGGATTAATACCGAATTATACAACATTCTCAAGTCATTACATACCCCTGCTGCGAATGCATCTGGATGGCCATCCATTAAGTCAACATTTGGAAACAATGAATACACATTTAAGATTAAAGAGAAATATGTTGAACCCATAAAGCAGTTGTTCCTAAAAATTGAAAATGAAATAGTAACAGTTAAAGATGAAAAAGAGTCAATTCCTGAACTAATCAAACAACAATTGAAAGTTGAACGTGATAAGATCTATAATGAGGGAATTGCAAAAGGTAGAGACTTACTATTCCAGCTAAATTTAGGAGATATATCAGCAACCGAACTAAATAACAATTACTCCTATAACGAGAAAAATAAATAACACTATGATACTAGGTTACAAAAAACAATTTCCATGGAACAAACTCACGGAATTCGACCGAAAAATAATAAGCGGTCAAAAGAAGCACACTATTCGTGTTGATCAACATGATCGTTGGCGTGCAGGCCGTCAAATAAATCACTGTCACGGTGTCAGAACTAAACACTTTGATAACTTTTACAATAATGATTGCACAGGAACACAGAAAATTGAAATCAAATGGAGTAACTTATACAAAGATGCACCGCGTGCTGCTGTCTATATCGATGATAAATGCATTGGGACATATACAAACATGTATCCTTCAGGTTTATTAAAAGTATTAGCATATAACGATGGTTTCGACTCAGTACAAGACTTTTTCAAATGGTTCAATAAAGACTTTGAAGGAAAAATTATTCATTGGACAGACTTACGTTACTAGCATGACCCCTGAGTACTTCTTTAATCATCTTAAAACGCCAATCAACTGGAAACTCATCGGACCAAATCACACACTCGATGAAATTACTGACGAAATAACAGTTTATGGCAAAGTGTTCGACGACTACAAGAACAAAAAGATAATTCGGTTATGTTTCACTATTGGCTCTGAACGCTGCTTAATTGTCGAACGAAATGGAAGCAAGTACAAAACAGTACGCAATTTCAGAGCCTCTGAAATTGACCCGATAAACGATTTTATTATTCAAACATACAATTGAAATGACACACACACGATATATGCACCCAACAATAGAGCTTTGTAAAACATGCGGTGGAGATGGTTTTAAACACATCTACAGAGAGTTCGATGTGCTAAAGCAAGAATCAATTAAAACGACCGATTGCCCAACATGTCTGGGGAGTGGAAGAGTCGTTGTGAGTAAAATAACTGTTATTACAGTTGAACCATTTAAAAACAAATAATTATATTTGCAAAAGAATATAATATAACAATCATATGAAAAAACTAGTTCTATTAACAGCCCTTTTTGTTTCTGTTTTTGTCTGCGGGCAGATTAAATTCATTTCATCAAGTAAAAATGATATGCGTGCCCTGGGCGATAGCCTTGCGTCAAGTGCAAAACATCACTATGTGTTTAAATCAGAAGAAAATAGCAAGTATGCTTTTAAATATGAGTATGTGAATACTGTAGATAACTCAGATCGGTTATATATTCACTTTCACATATCAATGAAAGGCGAAAACAAAGATCTGGAGATAAAGGGTGTTCCTGAATATCGTTTTGAGTATGTTTCAGGTCGTTTTTTAGACCTTTTCCCATTCTGGAATAAGTTTGTGAATCCGGGTGAAAACAGGGAAGCATTGCAAGCTAAAGGCGTTAAGTTTATCAAACGGGATAATATGACTTATCTGATTAATAAAAGCGGCGAAAACTGGAGTATTACATTGAAAGATTATTGATAAATAGCATTGAAATAGAGTATTTACAAAATAATTATATTTAAAAAGCCCTGGGCAGATATGCTCAGGGCTTTTTGTCTAAATCTGCCAATTTTCGTTCAAAGGCTTCAATGTTGCGCTTATCCACTTCAGCAGAGTCACCGATAAACTTACGAGCCGGAATAGTAACGCTATGGTTGCGTCCGGCATTCGTTGTGCCTTCGTTTTGCGCTTTGGAATACTTTTTATCGGAAACAACTGTAACTTCGGCGTTAGCGGCATTTTTGTACTCAATGCTCATTCCCAAATCACCGGTGTCACCTGTTAGAATCTTACGTGTTGCAGCTGCACCTTTTATTTTTGGATTTAGTCGGCGTTTTACTTCTTCCCATGACTCATTTACAGAGTCCATAAATCCTTCATGTTGAAAGTTCTCGGTAAAAACATCTCTGGCATTTTTCCCCATTATCACCGGTGCATCATCATCAATAAACCGTCTAACCTCTTCTGACATGTTTAGTAAATGGCTTGCAAATTGATCTCCATCCATATTTTTTTTTATTAAATATCAGTTAGTGAGTACAATTATTCAAAATATATTGTATTTTTGTGGTGTCGGAGCTGCGTACTCTGACGCTACCCGTGGCGAATAGGTTATTTATAACTTGTTCGCCACGGTTTATTTTACGAATACGTGAACATCTTCCCCTGCCATTACAACAATCTTTTGTAAGTTTCCCCTGTCTTTCAGCCCAAATTGCCATGCTGTAAAACGCTCCAAATACGATCTTGAAACTATGTCAGTGCATTTAATCACGGCTATATCGGCCTGTTTTGAGGCTTTTAAAATATTTCTGCTCAAGTGGTTTGTATCCGTCGATTTAAATTCAAGTAACATTCCATCGCCCAGGCAATCCGGACATTTTGTTTTATGAATTGCCTGATACGCTTCACCATAGTAACGTTCACGCAATACTGTTTCTGTAGTATGAATGCGTGGTAATAGTGTGGCTTCTTTTACTACTTTGTGTTTTACCAATGCTTCTACAATCTTTGCATTTTCAACTGTTTCGGGTTCTTTCAAACAAAGAAAATGTTCTCTGTATTTCACTCCTGAAGCTGTTACTCTATTAAGATAAACAATATCGTCAGGATTATACAATACTCCAACATCAGGTATATGTTTATCAACTCGACTAAAATACGGATGTTTGTCCGTAAAAATCTCGTTGGTATAATACGGGTTACCTTCTAGTCCAGGAGAAACCGGAACAGGAGTTATATCACTATTATCAGTAACTGCTTTGTCAGTATTCTTCCAATCGCATTTGCAATTGTAGATACAACCAGGTGCATTGTTTCTCAAGAACGGGTCATCCATCGACCAAATACGTCCAACGTATGTTAGGTGAAGTTCACGCGGTGAAGCCGAACGAGTTCTCAGCCATTCAATGTTTGGAAATAAGCGTTTTTCCTTTGTGAATTGTCCCCATTGTTTGGCTACACGACACCGGTGTGAAGTGGTATTGTATTCAGCAGCCTGAGCACGGTTAGCACGGCCTACAACAACCTTAGCAGCTCTCAAGTATTCATCTTTGCTTCGTTCAATTCCATTAGCATCGGTTTTGCATTTTTCAAGTAACTGAATAGTATAGTTACTTTTGGCAGCTGCTATTCGACTAACATTGTTCTTGAACATCTTCGCAGTCTCTTCGTTATCGGATGCAACAGCACGATGCAAATCATCGTTGTACGTGTCGAAAATAGGACGCATTAGTTCACTGCTTTTGCCCTGCCATATTTGTTCTACAGCATTGTTTAAATCCGTCTGACGGTTGGCAAGTTGTAAGCTTGGATATTCTGAAATAGCCAACTGACGTGTTTCAAAATCATTGTTGAAATAAAGAAGGTCGGTGTCTAGTTCCCCGGTTACTCTTAGACCTTTTCCAAAGTCTAAAGAAACTTTGGAAAGGGGAGCGTTAGAGTCCGGGGCTAGTCGAAAAAACTGAGCGACTGGTTACTTGCTTTCTCCGGTTGCGTTTTGGGATTCTTTTTATCAAGCGTTACACCGTAAGTACTTTCTATATATTCGGGCGTAAGGTTATAACCATACTTAAGCAACTCACTATCTTCCTTAATTTTTTCACTCGCTTTCACGTTCTTTTTAGCCTGAAGTTCCACGGTATAGCCTTCCGGAATATCAAAACCAAGGTTGCGTAAAACAGGGATGAAATCATCGTTAATCCAGTCCTGAACATCAGCAATGTCAGCATCGGTTATATCTTGGAACACTTGAAGGTGAACGTCTGCCTGTGATTTGCTAGAACCGTCGTCCATTGTCATAGTTTGCCCCACAATGCCTTTGGACATCTCTTTGTTGATGCGTTCAATTTTCTTATCAAAGACGTTGAAAGAATCAGTTTTCTGATTCTCTTTGATTTCAATTTCAGTTTGTTTGTCAAAGATACCATAACTGGCAGTTCCCATCATTTGCAACCACTCCTGTAGCTCATCTTTATGCTTTTTGGTGTTGATCATTGTTTTTGCAATACGGATAGGCACACCAAATATCTGTTCAAACTCATCCCACGAAGCCCACGAATGGCGTTTGTAGATAGTCATTGGTGCAATACGTTCCAGGATGCCGCCTTTGTCTGGTGATAGCTGAATGAAAATAAGAAAGTTTGAAAAATCTTCGTACCTGATAGCAACACCTGAAGGATTATGGGCTTCTTTCAATAGTAAGCCTTTTTCCGGAATAATGTTTTCGCGAGGAATATCAATGACTTTGCGAATGCTCCCCGAAGTGAAATCGGATATCAGGAACATGCTGTATTCATAAAACTTTGATTCCATAGCTTTTCGCATAGCATGACGAAACCACTTCTTATTGATTTGTTTTGAACGCACATCGTCCTGTTTTCCTTCAGCGTCTTTGAATACAGCAATTTTATTGACAACGCGTAAGATACGCTGTTGGATAGCTCCCTGAAGGTGATTATCTAACATCGCGTCTTTGTACAACTGCTGTATCAAATAGGTTACAGGATTAAATGGGTCATAACGAGCAAGACGGGCATTTTGCCAGTCAGTTACTTCTTTCCGGTACATGGACTCATACAACCGGAAATAGTCTATTTCCATAGTATCAGAACCCCGCGTGTCTGCTATAGGTGGTTTTCTTGCATTGCGCCCGGTTGGCTGTGTATTGGACGTTGGCTTTGCTGCAAGTGCTAATTTATTGAAGTTCTTTTGCTTTTTCATAATTATGAATTAATAAGCTGAATCATATTTTCTTTTTCCACCATATCTGTTTTCTCCAGTTGTTCCAGGTATTTCAGTTGTTTGTTCTGGTTTTGGAGGGAGCGTTCTGTCTCCTTGCTCGCCGGTGTAAGACTTTTCGAGCCATTCAATTGTTTCTGCATATCGACGCGCTGCAACTGCATTGGTGTCTCGTGTGTGGCGTTCGTATATTTCATAAATTACAATATCCTTCAGGCGTTTTACGATAGACTTTTTACGTGTAGTACCTTCCGCATTGAAAATTGCATCAATGTCGTAGTAGCGGCTTAAATAGCCTTTCATTTTATCAATGCTTTCATCAATAATGTCGGTTATAATCGTGTCGTCCAAATCGGTAAGAATGCCAATCAGATTAATATCAGCGACTGTTTTAAGTTCTGCTTTAGTTAGAAATGCCATGTTAGTAGATAGTTTATAGTTAGTACCCTCCGCGTTCGCGTTTACCGATTATCGGTTTATTATCTGTCTCATCGTTCTCTTCAAAATCACCATTCAGGTATTCCTGGGCTTTGAGAATTGCATCAGTCAGGGAGTCCGGGAAATCGACCGGATAACTACCGCCTTTCTCAAAGTTGAGCATTTGCGCTTTGGCTTCTTCCCAATCAGGATTTTCTTCCAGTTCTTCGCTGAAGTCCAAAATGCCGGTGCTCAATACACTCACAAGCGTAGTGTCTATTTTGGTATATTTGTCTGTGACACTCTTTTGTGAAATAGGAATACTGATTGACTTGTATTTTTGTGCAGCCCTGATAAGAATAGGGTAATAGATTACTTCCTGCGAAACCGAACCATCAAAATAATAGATAGTTGAGCCGTTGATGCTCTGTATCTTTTTAGCCTGTGTATAATGATATTCCAGGGCTGTTTCGATATCAGCCGTTTGCCGGCAATAAAGGTCGATAACAGTCATGTGCAAGTCACGAACTCCAATGGTAGCCAATGCTTTGTAACAGGCTTTATCAGAGTAGGCAAAATCCCAGTTACCTACAATCACTAGGTAAGCATCGAACGGTTTTGGCTTAACCATGCGTATCCATTCTTTTTTGATACGCTTACCCACGTTTATGGGCGTATTGTAGAACTCACCCGAAAGCGTTGCCTGATCATGTTCGTATTGTTCAACCTTTCGTAAACAATCAGCTTTGGTGTATCTTTCTTCCCAACTGGGTTTCCAGTCGCTAGAACGATTAAGCTGATCGTAGTACTTTGTTGTAAGATTGACTAAATACAATGTGGAAAATTTTTCTTTCCGAATTTGGTTGTTTTTAGTATCAATTTTTTTCAGGTCGAATCCTTTACGTTCTGCCAAAGTGGCTACAAAGCCCTTTTCGGTAAAATAATTGTTGTTGATAATGGTGCGTTCTGAACTCTTGGAAAACGCGCCCTGAATATCACCGGTTACTTTATCGGCATACTCATGAACCAATGATTTATTCATTGATTTCTTTTTGTCCTCAATATCATCAAGCGACACGTATTCAAGCCTTACACCGTTTTGGCGAAGTCCACGAAACGGTTGATCAATACCCAATGCCATAAATGTGCAACGATCGGTTGTCTCGAATTGTCCATCGGCCCAATTGCCATAGCTTTTTTGCATACCGAAGTCTTTAATGATTCGGTTGTTTGATTCAAATTGAACCTGTAAGTCCTGAAGCAACATAGCAGCGCGAACCTCATTAGCTCCTACAACCAATTGAAACATGGCTTTTCGAGTCTGTTTGAGCCCGAAAGCATAACCCATATTAGCATGGGTAGACTTTGCCCCACCACGAAAAATGAGATTAAACAGCGTTATAAAGTCGTTGTTGTATAAGTCTTTGTAAATAGAAGTATGATACCAGGCGCAATCACTGTCAGCCATTGGAATGGTTGTACCTTTGCCAAAGTAGTAATTAAAGAACTGACCGTAGTTCTCCGGCTTCAGCAACATTTTTATACGCGCGTCCTGTTGTTCCGGTGTTTCTTCGATAATGTTGTCAATCGTGGCTTTGTTGATAAAAGCCGTTTTTTCACGGAAGCGGTCGAGTAGTTCTTTGTATTCCTTCTTAGTCATTTTACCCGCGTGTGTAATAGTAGGATATTTTCTTCAAGTCATCCGATGTCATTGATTTCGGAAATTTTCCAATTTGGCGTTGGCGTTTAAACCACCGTTTACTGATTGTGCGTATACGGCCTTCATATTTGAGAACAAACATTTGCGAACCATACTTATCGCGACACTTATCGGCTTCATTTATCAGTCGTTTGATTTTATAACCGATATAGTACTGTCTTAATTTATCCAGTTTCTCGAAAAAAAACATTTCTAGTTTACTCATTACCTAAAACTTCATTTGTTAGGCGGGTTAATACATTTTCCATTTTTGAACGTACCCCGCGTAAATCGTTCAATAGGTTGTCTTTTTCTTTCCGTCCATCGGCTTTCTGAATGTCATTCATAAACTCTTCGCTAAGCATCTCAAAAGCTTCGTGCATATACGATAATACTTGCTTTTTGCTGCTGAACTTTTCAAAGGCCGTTGCATACTTTGCCGCTTGATCGGGTGTGATCTTAGGTTTTTTCCCATCAAGCAAATCGGCATAACTTTCAAGTATGGAATTACGGATTTCGGAAAGGGCAATTATTTGACTCTTTTTACTCTTGTCAAAATCATAGTCGCGTATCCATCCGTCTAAAGTACGTTTGGTTACATCGCCCATAATATCGGCAATGGTTTGAGAGTCGAATCCTTTGCAATACATTCGCCGTGCTTGTTCAATTTTCAATTCGCGTTCGGCTTTGGTGAATTGTGCCATTTACATGCTGATTAATGATTTAGTTAGACTTGATTAAATACAATGTGTGTAATTTGAGATACAAAGGTTTTACTTTTTTCGTGCTTATTAAAATGTTTGATTTATAGTAGTCTAAATTTCCGACAGTAGTTGTTTGAAAGCGGCACAACTATAAATCAATCATTTTTTTTGTGCTCTTTTTTGCTTTTACTTTGCTCAAAATTTAGAACTAAAAATGGCGAAACAAGAACGAAAATTACCGGATGGAAATCTAATAATGGATTTCATTATCTGTGACAATACAGTCAATCGTTACGGTTGGCGTTTGCTCGTAGAAGGTATAGACACTGAAGGTTTCTTGAAAAATCCGGTATGTTGTGTTCAACATTCCACCTATATGATTCCGGTCGGAAAGTGGTCTAACCTTCGGGTTGAAAAAGGTCAGTTAATCGGAACTGTTGAATTTGACCGATACGATGATGATGCTGTAAAACTTTACTGGAAATATAAAGATGGCTATATGAGTGCCGTGAGTCTGAATATTATTCCAATAGAACAAAGCGATGATGTGAAGCAACTACTTCCCGGACAAAGCTGTCCAACAATCACAAAATCAGAATTACTAGAAATTTCATTGGTAACATTACCCGGTCAAAAAAACGCTGTAAAATTATCCACTCCAGACGGGGGAAAGTATAAACTTAATTTAATTACAAATTCTACTGCAATGGCAAAAGAAGAAAAAACAGTTGAGCAACTTCAGGCAGAACTGACAGCCTCAAAAAAATTGAATGCTGAAAACTTAGTGCTTAGGCACAAAGAACGTGGCGTGTTACAAGATGGAGAAATTGAAGGTTTGAAAGAGCTGGCTTTGCACAGTTATGATACCGTGAGTAAAATGCTTGATGCACGTGTAAAACCAGAAGCTCCGACCAATAATGAAACCGCGGAAACAAAAGCCGATGCATTGGTTGCTATACATGCAAATCGTGGTGCAATTACAGAAAGTCAAAAACTTGTGTATCGTGCAAGTGCTATTGCAGATTATGACGGTACTAAAAAAGCACTTGAATTGCTTAGAGGAGTTGATGGGCTTCAAACATTTGTGTTGGGCATGGGAGATGGGAAAGAAAAAGAAACTGACGAACGTGCCAAATGGACTTATCTGGACTATTACAAGAAAGATCAGGAAGCATTGCAACTGATGGCTAAAAATGACCCTGAAAAATTCAAGAAATTAGAAGGCGATTTTATCAACGAAAGCTCAAAAATGGGTATTGCTACCACAACGGAGGTGTAAATAGATTGCGAAGCCTGCGAAGTGGGTTACGAAGGACTTTAAAAAGGAATTAGTTTTAATAAAAAACAAGGAAAGAAAGATGAAAAGATTTTTAAGTGTAATGGTGTTACTGCTTGCTGTAGTTACTGCCATGTTTGGAGCGGTATTAGTGCCGCATATTGCCGGGACTATACTTGCAGCCCCCGTTGTATTGCCTACTCAGCAAATTGTGTTTATTCGCAGTTTACAGGAAGAGTATTCTAAAATAGATTCATGGCTTAATGAAGCGCAGGATTTAAGTTCGTTTGCTACCGATGGACAAACATTGGTATTTCCTGAAGCCGGTGCATTTCCAGTGGTGTATAAGAATAAAACGGATGATGTTGACAGTGTAGAACCAACAGAAACTACTTACGAAGTTGCATTGGACTACTACGATTCTCAAAACTATAAGATGCGTAATATCAATATGCACGCATTGCCATTCGACAAAATGGCTTACTATACCAATAAATCGGCTAATGCCATTCGATTGAAAGAGGTTAACGATGCTGCTTATGCATATGCTCCTGATACGGATGGAGGTAAAAGAATTATTATCCCAACTACCGGAAATGTACGCAATGGTTTAAAGATGATGACACTTGACGATGTTGTCACATTGGCACGTGCTTGCGATAATTTATTATTCCCTGAAGATGGACGAAATCTGGTTTTACCTAGTGACATGTGGTGGGATTTAGTTGTAAACAATCAAATTTTGAAAGCGCAATTGGGTTATCAAAATCAGAATGGGATTATCAATCCAACTATTGTAAACTATTATGGATTCAAAATTCATAAAGCTTCAAATAACAGTATGGTTTCCTATAATCTGACCACATCTGCTAAGGCTGCTCAGGGAGCATTAATTACTGGCAATGTTGTTCCGGCTGGATTTGTATTCTGTTCAACGGAAGTGTTCAGGGCAAGTGGTAAATTCGATATGTATTTATTGAATAAGGCGCAAAACCCAAATGGACGTGCCGATGAATTTGGTTTCTCTCACAGATTCAAAGCGGATTTTACAAAAGATGCACAAAAATATTCGGCTATGATTTATCAGGCCAAATCAGTATAAGGGTTAGTTTTCATAGGTTGGAAAACCACTTCAATTCGTTAACGGGTTGAAGTGGTTTATTTCAAAAACTAAACGAATGAAAAGAAGCGATATATACAAAGCCTTACGCGATCAGGCTAAATCTGAACTGGAGTATCTCAAATTTGTAGATTTGCAAAAGGGACAGATGCAAAATGAGGTACAAAATTATCCTGTTCCGCTTCCGGCTTTGTTTATCGAACTTGGTGATTTCCGCTTTAGTAATCTTGGAGAAAGCGCGCAAATTGGTGATGGCATTGTAAGTCTTTACCTATACGTCAATTCGGGCTCTGATACGTTCAGTACTTCCACCAGTGAAAATACAAGCTTGGATATCCTGGACAAATTTGATGATATTTATCAGGCCTTTGAAGGCTTATCCATTGATAAGCTTACCCCGCTAAACAGATTAGCCGAATATAAACCGCAATATGGTAAAAAGTATATCCTTTTCAGGGTTGACTTTAGCACTGCGGTAGATGATAAGAAAGTAATTGAACGTAACACAGTGGCTAAACCGGAACCGGATATAGCTTCAACATTTAGATTCAAATAAGATGGCAGACTATAAACATGCAATTAAACGGATACTGACTACTGAAGGTGGCTATGTGAATGACAAAAATGATGCAGGCGGTGAAACTTACAAAGGAATTGCACGCAACTTTTGGCCAAAGTGGATGGGCTGGGTATTTATTGATCCGGCTAAAAAATTAAACGGATTTCCTACATCGCTCGAAAAGATTGTACCGCTTCAAGAATTTGTTATACAATTCTATAAACAAAATTTTTGGGATAAGATCGGCGGTGATTTTATTGCTGATCAGGATATAGCAGATATGTTGGTGGATAGTGCCGTAAATGAAGGAATCAAACCTGCTATCAAACGTGCGCAATCGATCGTCACAATGGCTCAGACAGGAATTATAACTCCTGAGTTAGTTACAAAATTAAGCTCAATGATATGAAAAAGTTAGTGCCTTTGTTCCTTTTTATCTCGGCGTTTTGTTTATCACAACCGGCTATAAAAAAGGATACAGTTGGTGTGTTGAACGCTAAAATCATATTATTGAGTGATTCGATTGCAAAATTGAACCAACGCCCAGCAATGACAAAACTGCAATTTATTCAGCTTTACAAGTATGATAGATTGCTCAAGTACTACAAGATTTGTAAACGAAAACCGACTCAGTGGAAATATTACAAAGGTTGGTCAACTAGAGTTTTTGAA